CAGGCCGAGAACATCAACAACCTGCCGGGTGGCTACTACCCGCAGATGCTGCTGGGTAAGAATCTGGACTGGATCAGGTGCTATGCCGGCGGGCTGTACACCTATGTGCAGGAAGGTCGACCGGTCTGGCCTGAGTACGAAGACTCGACCATGTCGGGTGACACTGAGGTCGAGCCGGGTGTGCCGATCCAGGTCGGGCTGGACTTTGGTCTGACGCCTGCGGCCACGATCGGCCAGCGCCTGCCGAATGGCCGGTGGTTGATCCACCATGAGATCGTGACCTTCGACATGGGTCTCGAGCGGTTCGGGATGCAACTACTAGCCGAGCTTAACCAGCGCTATCCCAACCACCAGGTCATGCTCTGGGGCGACCCGGCAGGCATGGCTCGTGATGCCATCTACGAGGTCACCAGCTTTGAGTTTCTGCGCACGCTGGGGCTCCGGGCGCAACCGACTGCTTCCAACGACTTCAAGGTGCGCCGGGAGGCCTCTGCCGCCCCGATGCAGCGGCTGATCAACGGCAAGCCTGGGCTGATCGTCAACCGCAGCTGCAAGCTGCTACGCAAAGCCTTGGGCGGTGGCTACCACTTCAAGCGCGTGGCGGTCGGTGCCGGCCAGGAGCGGTTCCGCGATGCGCCGAACAAGAACGAGCACTCACACATCGGTGATTCGTTCGGCTACCTGATGCTGGGTGGCGGCGAATACAACCGCATGACCCGCTCGCTTTCCTACGGCGCAGCACCACCCAAACCGGTGACCGCGAGCATGGAGTTCAACCCGCTTGATTGATATATCCAGCTGATATCAAAGCACCTTGTATATGACCAATTTCCAATAGAATCGCTTGCTATATGGACGACAACATCGAGATCGATCTGAACATCTCGCATCACTTCAGCGACGGGGTGTATGCGCGAAAGATGCTGCTGCCTGCTGGGCATTTCGCGGTGACTCATGCGCATGAGTACGACCATCTGAGCATTCTGGCTGCGGGCGTGGTGGAGCTCGAGGCTGATGGTGTGGTGCAGATGCTGCGTGCGCCGGCGTGCGTGACCATCCTGGCGAACACGCATCACCAGATCACAGCGCTCGAAGATGCGGTCTGGTTTTGCATCCACGCAACCGACGAGACCGATGTCGACAAACTGGATGAAGTTCTGATTAGGAGGTAGTCATGCCATTCTTCATTGCGGGCGCGATTCTTTTGGGCTCTGCCTACACCGCCAACGAATCGCGCAAGGCGCGCAGAGAGGCCGAATCGCAGCAGCGGGCAGCGCTTGAGCGACAGGCTGCAGATCAAGCGGCATTTCAAACAAAACTGTCTGAGCAGACCTCGGTCTTTGGCAGACAGGCTGGTGCGCTCGAGGAGCAGGCAAGGCTCGCGAAAGAGCAGCTTGCATCCACGACGAAGGCAATGTCTGAGCAGCTGTCGGTCGCGCAAGATCAGCTTGCTCTGAACACCAAGGCCTACGAGACCGGTGTCTCGCAGTACGAGGCCTCGCGCATGGAGATGGAGCGCAAGGCCAAAGAGATTCAAGGTCAGATCGATGAAGAGCGCCGCAAGGCTGCAGAGCAGCAAGCAACCCAGCTCAAAGCTCGCACCCGCGGTGGCCGTCGCGCCCTGCTCTCTCAAGAACGTCTGACGCCCGAGCTCGGCATCACCCAAGACACCCTCGGCGCTGGCATGGGGATGATGTAATGGCGACCGGCCCAAGCATGTACCAAAAGAAGCAGGCCGCACGTCGTGCGACTGCAGACATCGAGCGCCTGGCCAAGACATACCAGAGCGGTCTGTTCGATGTCGCCCAAGATCAGGCCACTGGTTTCAAGAACTGGACTGCTCAAACCAAAGCGGTGCTTGAGCCTTACGAGGCTGCGGTCAACAGATACACGCAGCAAGATTTTCCCGCGTACCAGAGTCAAGTGCTGGCCGCGAATACTGCGTTTCAACAACAGTCGCAGGCATACGCCCAAACGATGGCGAACTACGACGCCCAGGTCGCGGCATATCAGCAGCGGTTGAATGCGTACAACGCGACACTGGCCAATATTGCTGCGAACCCGACCGAGAGAGTAAGCGCCACTGCGGTATCGCAAGGACGGTCAGGCACGTCTTACAACATCGGTGGCCAGCTGTATTCGCAGAACAACCTGCCGTCTGGGTACTTCATTGACACCGTCGTGACCGGCCAAACGCAAAACAGAGGCCGGACGGTCGACATCACAGAGCAGCAGGTGTTCAAGACTCGCGACGTTCCCGCATTCAGCGAGGCACCGCCGCAAGCGCCGAGCATCTCTGCGCCGACGCTCAGTCTACCGACCCCACCGTCTGCACCAGCGCAGCCACAGCTGCCGACGTTTGAGACAGGTCAGTTTCAGCAAAAGCGCGAAGAGCTTGGCAAGACATACGAGCGCGAGGTCGGTGAGCGTAAAGCTGCAAAACAAAACGTCGTCATGCGCCGCATGAGCCGCGGCATGTTGCAAGGAGCTTGAGATGCAGGGTCTATACGCAAACATTCACGCCAAGCGCGAGCGCATCAAAGAAGGCTCCGGCGAAAAGATGAGGAAGCCCGGCTCGCCCGGTGCGCCAACCGATGCTGCTTTCAAAGCATCAGCCAAGACGCGCAAGTCTAAGCGCCCAATGCTGGACGAGTACCAGATCGACAAGGACGGCTAATCATGGAATACAAGACGCCACTCGGTGGCAAGCGCTTAAAGCCCGAGGAAATCATCAAGCGCCAGGCTGCAGCTCAGACCAAGAAGGATGAGTTTCAGCAGCTGTACCAAGATGCCTACGAGTTTGCCCTGCCCCAACGTCAGCTGTATGGCGTCTGGGAGGGAGGCGCGACCGGCAGCAAGAAGATGGCGCGGGTGTTCGACTCGACTGCCATCAACTCGACCCAGCGCTTCGCCAACCGTCTGCAGAGCGTTGTTTTCCCGCCACAGCGCAAGTGGTCACGGCTTGAGCCTGGCCCGTCGATCCCGCTTGACCGCAAGCAGATGGCGCAAGCGATCCTTGATGCGTACAGCGACAAGATGTTCGACGTGCTGAAGCAGTCCAACTTCGACATCGCGATCGGTGAATTCCTGCTGGATCTAGCTGTCGGCACGGCCTGCATGATGGTGCAGCCGGGTGACGACACCAGCCCGATCAACTTTGTGCCGGTGCCGCTGTTCCTGGTCAGCTACGAGGAAGGCGCGAACGGCCAGGTCGACAACGTCTACCGCCGGATGCGGATCAAGGGCGAATCGATCGAGCGCCAGTGGCCGGACGCCAAGCTGTCCGACAACATGAAGCGCCGCATTCAGGACAAGCCGACCGACGACATCGAGCTCCTCGAGGCAACGATCTTCGACGCTGGTCGCGGTGACTACTGCTACCACGTCATCGACAAGGTCAGCAAAGAAGAGATTGTCTATCGCCGCAAGAAGACTTCGCCCTGGGTGATCAGCCGCTACATGAAGGTGGCCGGCGAGATCTACGGTCGCGGCCCGCTGATGACTGCCCTGCCCGACATCAAGACCCTGAACAAAACGATCGAGCTGCTGCTCAAAAACGCCTCGCTGGCCGTGGCCGGTGTGTACACCGCAGCAGATGATGGCGTGCTGAATCCGAACACGGTCAAGCTGGTGCCTGGGGCGATCATCCCGGTCGCTCGCAACGGTGGCCCGCAAGGCCCAGCACTGCAGGCGCTGCCCCGCTCGGGTGACTTCAACGTGTCGCAGCTGGTGATCAACGACCTGCGCAGCAACATCAAGCGCATCCTGCTGGACGAGTCGCTGCCGCCTGACAACATGTCTGCGCGGTCGGCGACCGAGATTGTCGAGCGCATGAAAGAGCTCGCGCAGAACCTGGGCTCGGCCTTTGGTCGCCTGATTAACGAGACCATGATCCCGCTGGTGGCCAAGATCCTCGAGGTCATGGACGAGCGCGGCCTGATCGACATGCCGTTGCGGGTCAACGGGCTCGAGGTCAAGGTGGTGCCGGTCGCTCCGCTGGCGATGGCGCAGAACATGGAAGAGGTCAACGCCATCCTGCAGTACACGCAGCTGATGGTGTCGGGTCAGTTCGGGTCGGACGGCCAGCTGGCGCTCAAGAACGACGCCGTGGTCGACTACATCGGCGACAAGCTGGGTGTGCCGGCGATCGTCAGAAACACCCGCGAAGAGCGTGCCGTGCTGATGGAGGAAGCGCAGCAGATCCAGCAGCAGCAGGCGATGGCGCAAGCGATGGCAATGCAGGCGCAACAAGGCGCTCTGCCTGCGCCTGAAGGAGCGATGTGATGGACTACGGAAGCAGACCAGACGGCAGCAAGAAAGGCACCGGATTCTTTGGCGAGATCAAGCGCCCTGACGGCAACGTGATGACTGAGATCAGCGTCGGCGTCGGGTTGAACGGCAAAGAGGTCAACATCCCGCTGATCGTGCCAACGCTCGACAAGAAAGAGATGAACTACCTGCTGCGCAACGATCCGAGCTCGAAGCAGTTCATGGAGCGGATGCCGCCATCGATTATGAACAAGGCGGTCGACCACGCGGTCATGCGCATGAAGGATAACAAGTCACCATTCATTCAGGCCGGCGAATCGCCTGTGGAGCTGCCTAAATGAGCTGGGATGAATTGGAGGCACTGGGTCAGACCGAAGACATCCGCGAGGTCACCCAGCAGCGCGAAGACCTAGCGCGGCTTTGCTTGAGAGTGTTTGGCGATGAGGATGGCCAAGCACTTCTCAAGTGGCTGCGCGAGATGTATGTGGACGTGCCTGTCGCCGTGCCAGGCAACGACCCCTCGCACGCATTCTTTGCCGAAGGGCAGCGCAATGTCGTGCGGGATCTGATCGCACGGATCAACCAAGCAAGGAGCCTATGAGCGAAACCGCAGCAGTCGAGCCCGGTCAGTCCGGCCTACTCGACGGTGTTTCAGTCACGGACGAAAACCAACAAGAAACTAATCCGCAACAAGTCGCGATCGACCACAAAGCGCCAGACCCGTCTGCGCCGGTCAGCCCAACCGATCGGCCAGAGTGGCTGCCGGAAAACTTCTGGAAAGACGGTAACGCCGACTTCGAGGGGCTGGCAAAGAGCTGGCGAGATCTGCGCGGCAAGATCTCCAAAGGCGCTCACAACGCTCCGGCTGATGGCAAGTATGACCTGTCATCCTTTGGCGAAGGCAACGCCGAAAACCCGATGGCAAACACCCTGTCCGGCTGGGCAAAGGAAAACGGCCTGTCTCAGGCGCAGTTCGACGACCTGGTCGGCCAGCTGCAGACCCAAGCCAAGGAAATTATGTCTGCCGACTTTGTCGACCCAGCAGCCGAGATGAAGAAGCTCGGCCCCAACGGTCGGGCAATGGTCGACGGCATGGTCGACTGGGCGCGTGGCTTGGTCAACAAGGGCGTCTGGTCAGCCGAGGACTTCGACGAGTTCAAGATCATGGGCGGCACCGCCCGCGGCTTGAATGCCCTGGTCAAGATCCGCGAGGCCTACGAGGGCCGGGTGCCAATCCAGTCTGCACCGATTGAAGGAGCGCCGACCCAGGAAGAGCTCTATCAGATGGTGGCCGATCCCAAATACAAGACCGATGCCGCCTACCGGCAGAAGGTCGAGAAGCTGTTCAACCAGGTGGTCAAGGACTAGCCGGTCGGGTCTTGTACAGATTGCAATCGACTGTGTTGCATTTTGGATACAGTTGCCTACAATCCGGCACAAGGCCCACCGGGTTTCCCCGACCCTGACTCGCAGCGAGATGCTGCCGAGTGGCGACCGTAAGTCGCAAGCACAGGCCCGCATGACGCGGCTCACCGACGCGCAAACCCTGACTAATCAACCGAACGAGGTTCTCAAATGGCTATCTCTCTGAGCAATGCCTTTGTGACACTCTTCGACGCAGAGGTCAAACAGGCTTACCAGGGCAAGGCAATGCTGGTGGGCGCTGTGCGTCAGCGTCGTGGTGTCGAAGGCTCCCAAGTAAAATTCCCGAAGGTCGGTCGTGGCGTGGCAACTGCTCGCGTGACCCAGACCGATGTCACGCCGATGAACGTCGGCTTCTCAACCGTTACCTGCAGCCTGACCGACTGGAACGCTGCTGAGTATTCGGATGTTTTCTCGCAGGCAAAGGTCAACTTTGACGAGCGCTCTGAGCTCGCCCAAGTGGTCGGCGCTGCGATTGGCCGTCGCCAGGATCAGCTGATCCTCGACGCGCTGTCTGCCGCTTCCGGCACCGGCACCGTGGCGAACTCGATTGGTGGCTCGAACACCAACATGAACATCGCCAAGCTGCGCGAGGCTGCGAAGATCCTGAACGCCAAGAACGTGCCGGCTGATGGCCGTCACATCATCATCCACGCCAACAGCTTGGCATCGATGCTCGAGCAGACTTCGGTCACCAGTTCGGACTTCAACACCGTCAAGGCGCTGGTGCAGGGTGAGATCTCGACGTACATGGGCTTCCAGTTCCACATCCTGGGCGACCGCACTGAAGGTGGCCTGCCGATCGACGCCTCCTCGGATCGCACGCTGTACGCCTTCCACCGCGACGCCATCGGCTACGCAGAAGGTATCGCACCCAAGACTGAGATCAACTACATCCCTGAGAAAACGAGCTGGCTGGTCAATGCTCTGTTCTCGGCGGGTTCGGTTGCGATCGATGCCGAGGGTATCGTCAAGATCACTGCCCGCGACACCGCGGCTGCAGCTTAATAGGGAGGGCTGAATCATGGCATACGATGCAGCTGGCTTCACCGCCTACTCCGCGTCCAAGCGCGGCAACGCACCGTCGATGTATGGCTACAAAACCGCAGATGCCATCGCGGATGTCAACACGTCGGGCTACTTCAACTCACTGGCCAACACCCTTGAGGTTGGCGACGTGATCCACTGCGTGACCTCGACCGGCTCGACCGCCGTGGTCACCCTGGTCTACGTCGTGTCCAACGCTTCGGGCGTGGTCGACGTGACTGACGGCACAACTCTGTCGGCTACCGACGGCGACTAACCGGCAGTCAAACGTGGTACCAGGGGCTGGTCTCTTTCAAGGGATCGGCCCCTTCTCACATTAAGAGGTTGCGATGGCAGCAGGCGATACCGGGATCACAATTTGTTCAGATGCCCTGCTCCTGATTGGCGCGAAGGCCATCACGTCATTCAATGACGGCACCGACGAGTCGTCGGTCTGCGACCGTCTTTACCCAGACATCCGCGACTCCACGCTGGTGATGTATCCGTGGAGTTTCAACACCAAGAAGGTGCAGCTCGCTCGCCTGCTGACAGCGCCGACATCGGTCTGGCGCTATGCCTATCAGCTGCCGGGTGACCGCCTTGCCGGCCCGCGTGCTGTTTATGACACCGCCAGCCCAGGCGCTGCGGTGCAGAAAGACTGGGAGATCCAAGGCGACCAGCTGCTGACCAATCTCGAGGCCGTCTTCATCGACTACCAGTACAGCGTCGGTGAGTTCGCCTGGCCGCAGTATTTCACCCAACTGATGAAGTACATGGTCGCCTGGCACATCGCCGAGCCGATCACCGAACAGCAGGACAAGTCGCTGCGCTGGGAGCGTAAGGCAGTGGGCGACCCGTCCGAGAATGGCCGCGGTGGCTACTTCCGCACGGCCATGAACATCGATGCGCAGGGTCAGCCGACCCGTGCGATGGAAGATTACACCCTGATCGCGGTGAGAAACTGAT